GGACAGGTATACAATTCTCGCTTTTGAAAATGACGAAAGGGGCGGTGTGACAGTAAGCGAAACCCCGGCTCAAATTATGGATATGATCCGGCACGAGCGGAAAGGCGTACCATAGGGGATCGACCTACTGGATGCGGTCGGCGATGATGCCAAGCATGATCACCGTTGCGGCGAGCAGCCAAACGTTGCAGCCGCCTTGATCGATAAGGCGGCTGATCTGAAATTCCGGCTTGACGAGCCCGGTGTGCCGGACCCGACGTCTCTAGCGTCAGACATCGAGCCACCTTCCGCGACGTAATGACCACAGTGCCGCATTAGGCGCGGCTGGGGAAATCCAAATTCCCCAGACTGACGAGTTTTGGCCGGGCTTCATCACCGCGCCGCCCTAAGCGCCCAGAGCCTATACGCCGCGTCTTCATAGGCATCCTTGCCTCCCGCTTGTGGCGGGACCAGCTTTGCCGATTCCTTTCTGAAATGCTCGATCCCGCGACCCTGCCGCTTGCCCTCGATCGTGTGCATATCGTTCGCCCAATCTGGAATCTCTGGGACGTAGCCTTCGAGGATCGCACGGAGCCCGATGGCCGCCGCGAAATGGCAGCCTTCCCGCGACTTAGGTGACCGGCACATCATGCGAATTGCGTTCCCGATCATCAGCCTCGCCTCGCCCGGGTTGTCGGGGCTCTTGGCGTATCGCTCTTTCGATTGTGCGAGCGCGGTCGCCACAAACGGCACGACATGCGGCGCAGCTTGAGTATCGAGGTCTTCGTGGCAGATGACCTCAAGCCTGTTGCACACCATCGTGTGAAATGCCCTTGCTCGTGTGGATAAGCTCGCAGGCGAACTCCATTGCCTCGCGCTCCATGCCGCGCCGGATGGCCTTCTGCATCGCTGAGACGCAGGCCATCGCAGGGAGGCCGTTCTTGGTGTCGGGAATCGTCATGGTTTCGGTCCCTTGATTCGGTTTGTCGGTGGCCGAAGGGTAGCAGCCCCGGGAGATGCAGTCTTTTCAAGTTATGGCTGCAAAATGGGCGTTTCTCGATGATCCGTCCTCAAGGACGGATCATTCGCCGCCCGGTGCCTCGTGGCGCGCCGTGGCGGGCTCGCTGATGCGTTGGTTCGCCCGGGCTGTGACGATGGGGGCCGCCAGCTTGCCGCGCGATGTGGAGGGCCGCCAGCGCGATCATGGCGTGATCTCTGATCGCTTACGGTAGCGGGCTGCGACTGTAAGATGGTGACGACGTCGCCGTGATCGTGGCGTGACGCTGATCAGAACCTCTAGGTGCTGGCGCAGTGTGGTGTCTGGTGAAATCACCGGACACGACAGCGGCATCGCATCCGCAATGCATCGCATTTCATGACCCCCCGGGGAGGGCGGTCGAATTCTCTGAGCACGAGGGAGCGGAGACCGCGCGGGTAGTCGCGTGTTAACGGCCGCAAGTTTCCGGCAAAAAGGCCAAAACCACGCCGCAAGTTTCGAAACATTCGCCAGTTTGCGCGATCGGCGGCAAGAAAACCTTCCGTTTTCGGAAGGTTTATGCGTCCTGCGCGCTGCGATCCACCGGCTTGAAATGGAATTCCCAATGCCCGGTCCGATTACTGCCGCCATTGGCATCAATGATCGCGACGTAGCTCGCCTTCGCGACGAACGGCAGGGCCGCCGACTGCAAGGCGCGGTAATTGCCGGTTGACGCGGGGACATAGGTCATCGCGAGCGGCCATGCCCCGGCAAGGTCGACGCCAGCAGCGTCCCTGATGGTGACGGTAACCGTCGCGTCGTTGATAAAGCTGCCGTCGAGTTCGGCGTGAAGCCCGATCAAATCGATCACGTTGGTGTTTGCGCAGAAGGCACTCATTTCAGGAAGCCCGAGTATTTAATAGGGCGGACGATGGTTGCTCGCCGTCCACCGCCCGCCCGATCGCGTCGCCGACGTCAGGCCCCGGATCAATCAGGGTGACAAGCGCCGCGAAAGTGGCGACACGATCTCCCGAAAAGGAGAAACTGAAGACCGTGCCGCCGAACCGCCTCCGCGCATGGACCAAAACACGCTGGGGCGGAATTTGAGCGGCGCGATGTCGGAATTGGAACCAACACCGCGCCGCCTTAATTGCGCCGCCAGCGATGTCCCACCCCGGCGTCGCAAAACTATCGCTTGCTCAATGTCAGTCTTGGTGCCCATGGATTTGCTCCCGGGCGTCTGTCAAACGAGCGCCAGCGGGCGGCGATACTCGGCGAGCGCTCCGCTATAGATCGCGCCTATCACGGCATCCAGTCGCGCCAGCGGGACGTTGTAGCCCAGCGCCTCGATGCGCTCGATCTCATCAGCGATTTCGATCGAGACCACGGCGTAGCCGTTTACGGCGAGGACATGCTCGCAAACCTGCTCATCGCTCAACGCCTGCGCCTCGACTCGCGTCATGGCGGCCCTTTCGACGAGATAGTCTTCGAGCATCGAGCGCGCATTGTGCATCATCGAGATGGCCCTCGTTTGAGCGCGTCAACCTCAAGCTCGCGCAGCCGATGGCGCACTGCCCTATCAAATGATCGCGTGTCCCTTGTGCGCTGCTGGCTGCTAGCCAAACCCTTCGCCAGCGCCTGCGGATTGGCAGGGATGCCGACAAGACTGCACTCCAACAATTCGACCTTGTTGAACTGGATTCCACCTTCCCAATCGCCAGCGCTGTTGATCATCTTCTCGGCGGCGTTCCAGTCGGGCAAAAACCCGATCGAGCAGGCCTTCATCAACCCGTGCTCGATGCTCCATGCGGCCTGATCGATTTGTTCGATCGGCCCACCGCCCGGCGCGAGTTGCAGCGTGCCTTCCAATCGTGGCACCGCAGCATGCGAGTAGCGCTGCAAATTTGCCCACTTTCCAATCGGGAAATTCGCGGAATTGTGGGAAAAGAACGCGACCGGATTCTTAGTGAACTCTTTGATGTCGATGCCATCCATGATGACGACATCGCCCATGCGATCCGGCGTTTCCGACGTCATCACAAAACGTGCTGACCTCTGCCCAGCATCCCATGTGCTCGGAGCGGTGCTGGCGACCTTGAGCAAGCGGCCGTCGCGCATCTGATCCTTGCGCAATGCCATCGTCTCATCCGCTGAAATGCGCCGGGTGACCGCCATCACGCGCCGACCAGTCCGACGATCGGGCCTGCCGTGGTATTGTCGCCGAGGTCGTGATTCACAATGTCGATTCTCTCGGTTCCCTTCCACAAGATTTGATCCTGATCCAGATAACGCCCGGCCGCCTGCGCGATTGTGATCTGCCTCGTCTCGCCAAGCGTCGAAGAGAGCGAAGCGTCGCCGAACAGGATCATGACCTTGTTCAACAGCGTGCTGGTGACGTTCGGCAACACTGACGAAATCCGGATCGGGAAGGTCCAGAACGTCATTTCGCCGTTCAGCACGACGATGCCGCCGTTGTTACCCGCAAGCCGACCAAAAACCTGAGCGAAACCCATTGGCGAGACAATCCAAGATGCGCCGGGAAGCGCATAGCTCGGCGTCGTGCCGACCAACAGAGCCAGATCGGTCGCGTCAATTTCGGTAAACAAATCGTGCCCGGTCGCGGCGTTCACGCGGGAGGCGGTGTGTGATCCGTCAATAATTAGCTGCGTCAGACCACGAATTCCGCCATCGCTCTGCGCGCCCGTGCCGTTGAACCCTACATCGTCTTCTTTCGAGGCGAGTGCATATGCAAATTCACGGCTGATTGTCTCGCCGAAATTCGCGGCGGCATCTTCCTGAAGTTCGGAACTGGTGCGCGTTAACACGGCGAGCTTTTTTGCGACCAATCCGACGTTATCCCAAGTTTGGTTCGACTCCGTGAGCGTACTAGCCTCCGCACTGAAAAACGCCGTCGCGCCGCCGACGCGACGCGGAACCGACAGGCTGTCACTCGTCATCGGCGTCGCGCCGTCACAGACCCGGCGAAAAACGCCGCGAACGTCGCGAAGCTCTATGATGGCCTTCGACATTTCTTGCGGCACCAAAAAGCCGCCGGAGGTGCCGACGCCTTCCGCCAGCGCCTTGACGATCGGCAAATCGTTTTTTCGCTTAGCCCATTCCTGTCCGGCGATGGCGGCAAACCACGTTCCGGCCCGAGTGGCGGCGGCTTTGTTCGGAAAGACATTGCGGGCGGCGTTCATAGTTGCAAATCCCTATCGTTGATGATTCCGGCCTTGAGGCACTCGGAAAGATATTTTCGCTGCCAGTTGTTCGCGGGAGTCATCGGCGTTAGCTCGCCGCCCAACCGATTCGTGTAGCCGTCAAGCTCACCCGCGACAGAAGAACCGGCCTGCAAGAGCTTGAGCCGCCACGCTTCCAATTCAGCGTTGCAGCGAAACACTTCGAGAATTGCCAAAGCGCGGCGTTTGTGAATCGCACTGATCTCGGGGCCATGCTTCGCGAGCAATTCGCGGCCGACGTCGATCGAAGCCTCGGCCCATTGCCGCGAAGCCAAATCGATCGTGACCTTCAATTCTTCGATCTCGCGGCGCTTCAAATATAACTGGATGCCGGGCTTCGTTCCCGTGGGCGCAGCGTTTTTGTACGCGTGCCCGTTGAGTCTCAGCGTCGCGGCCTCGTGGACATCATAGGCGTCGGTTGACGGCGCGATCGGCTCGATGCCCTTTCCCTCAAGCTGGATGACCTCGGTCGTGGTCGCGCGTAGCGCAGCGCGCCACTCATCGATCTTGCCGTTGAGGGCTGCAAGCGCCGCAGCGGCGGTGGACTCCTGCACTTGGTGTTTTCGCAACATGTTCATCATGCCTTTCATTGTAGGTCTGCTGGCTGGTAGACAACAGCGTCGAGTTTGACCAGCTTAGGCGGCGCGCTTTTTCCGAAGGGTTTCAACCGAGGGGACGCGGCAGTTCGCTTCGGTAAGGATCAAATGCAACGCCGCATTCTCGGCGGCGGGAACGGCAGCGGGGCGTTTGTCGCGTTCGTATTCCGCCGAGGCCGCGTATCGCAACAGCGCGCCATTGAGGCTCCGCGCAG